AAAACAAAAGAAGTATTTAAGCCCGGAGCTGCTATTAAGCTCGGAGCGATACTAACAGAATACGACATGCAGGTAGCAAAAGATGCAGCCCAGTTAAGGACTGTTGCTACTAATAAGTTAATAGAACTCATGTCTGACCCAGATCCTAAAATACAAATACGTGCCATAGAACTTATAGGTAAGATTGCAGATGTAGGATTGTTTGCTGAACGAACTGAAATAACGATTGGTACTAGAAGTACAGCAGATTTAGAAAAAGAATTATTTAAGTTAGTAGGTGATTATATAGATGTCGAAGCTAAAGAAGTTACAGAATGATAGAACAACAAGAGCGTGATAAGATTTTAAAAGCAATTCCTAATTTGCCAGTAGAGAAACAAGACACTGTAAAGAAGATTTTAGAAGAACTTAACAAAAGAAAAACCAAAACAAAATCGCAAAATGGTTTTCTTGACTATGTAAAGCATATGTGGCCTGAGTTTATTAACGGCAGACATCATCGAATAATGGCAGAAGCTTTTGAAAGAGTTGCTAAAGGGGAGCTAAAAAGGTTAATTGTAAATATGCCACCCAGACATACTAAGTCTGAGTTCGCTAGTTATTTGCTACCTTCATGGTATCTAGGTAGATTCCCTAATAAAAAAGTCATTCAAACCTCACACACAGCAGAACTAGCTACAGACTTTGGTAGAAAAGTACGAAACTTAGTGGATAACCCTATATATAAAGATGTTTTTCCTAATGTATCACTTCAGTCTGATTCAAAAGCCGCAGGTCGGTGGAATACTAGTCATGGAGGTACTTACTTTGCTATCGGGGTGGGGGGAGCTGTAACAGGTAAAGGTGCGGATTTGCTTATTATAGACGACCCTCATTCTGAGCAAGAAGCTGTTTTAGCAGAAGTGAATCCTGATATATATGACAAAGTATATGAGTGGTATTCTTCTGGACCTAGGCAGCGTTTACAACCGGGGGGAGCAATTGTTATTGTGATGACCCGTTGGGGGAAAAGAGATTTAACAGCTCAAGTTGTAAAGGCTTCTGTTCAAAGAGGCGGAGAAGAATGGGAGGTTATAGAGTTTCCTGCAATTATGCCAAGTGGTCAACCACTTTGGCCTGAGTTTTGGGATTTAAAAGAATTAACTGCTCTAAAAGATGAACTACCTGCTCACAAATGGGCGGCTCAATATATGCAAGAGCCGACAGGTGCTGAAGGAGCAATGATTAAAAAAGAGTGGTGGAAAATATGGGAAGGAGATAGACCTCCTGTTTGTGATTATATTATCCAGTCTTGGGACACTGCTTATTCAAGAAGCACACGTGCTGACTACTCAGCATGTGTTACATTAGGTATCTTTCGCCGGGACGATGATGATGACAATTCACGTGAAAATCAAATTATTATATTAGATGCGTTTAAGGATAGACTCGAGTTTCCTGACTTAAAACAGAAAGCATTAGAACTTTATAGAGACTATGAACCGGATTGTTGTATCATAGAGGCTAAAGCAGCAGGTTCACCTCTAATTCACGAATTAAGGAGTATGGGTATTCCTATACAAGATTATACCCCAACCAGAGGAAATGACAAGATTACCAGAGTCAACGCCGTTACGGATTTTTTTGCTTCGGGAATGGTATGGTACCCACAAACTAGATGGGCAGAAGAAGTAGTGGAAGAGTTTGCTTCTTTCCCTGCGGGTGAACATGACGACTTAGTTGATGCAATGACACAAGCTCTTTTACGTTTTAGGCAAGGTGGGCTTGTACGTTTAGCGTCTGACGAACCCGATGACATTACATATTTTAAAAGCCCAAAACGGGCTGGATATTACTAGGATAAATCATGGCTAAAAATAGTATAGAAAAAAGTTTGTATTCCGCACCAGAGGGTATGTCCATGGAAGACGCTATGGAACCTGATGTGCAAATACAAATAGAAGACCCAGAGCAGGTAACACTAACCACAGATGATATGCAGATCATAATTGATCCTGATGCTGATGTAGGCACAGGTATAAAAGAATTTTCGGCAAACTTAGCTGAGTTCTTAGATGAAGAAGAATTAGTTGGGATATCTGAAGAATTATTAACTAATTTTGAAAGTGATAAAGGATCAAGAAAAGATTGGGAAAAGACTTATAGAGATGGTCTTAAATTACTCGGATTAAAAATTGAAGACAGGAGTGAACCTTGGACGGGAGCATGTGGTGTCTTTAACCCTATCTTATCAGAAGCAGTTGTCAGATTTCAAGCTGATGCAGTTATGGAGACTTTTCCTCCACAGGGACCAGTTAAAACACAAATCATAGGGAAACTCACTAAAGATAAAGAAGAAGCTGCTAGGCGTGTCAAAGATGACATGAATTATCAACTTACTGTAAAGATGGCAGAGTATAGACCTGAACACGAAAAGATGTTGTGGTCTTTAGCTTTAGCAGGAAGTGCATTTAAGAAAGTGTATTATGATCCTGCGTTAGAAAGACAAGTTTCTATATTTGTACCAGCAGAAGATTTTGTTATTTCATATGGTGCATCAGATTTAAAAACTTCTGAACGATATACACACATCATGCGTAAAAATGCAAATGATGTAAAAAAACTACAAGTGGCTGGTTTTTACAAAGACATAGAACTACCAGAACCAGAAGAAATAAGTTCAGATTATTCTGAAATACGTCCTGATATGGAAGAGGCTAGTGTTAATACAGATGATCGCTATATATTATTAGAAGCTCATGTTGATTTAATTATTGAAGGCGACCCATTAAAAAGTGAAGATGGTATAGCTGTTCCATATGTAATAACTATTGAAAAATCTTCTGGAGAGATTTTATCTATTAGAAGAAACTGGGATTCCGAAGATAAAACGTATCAAAAACGTATGCACTTTGTTCATTATATCTATATTCCCGGTTTTGGATTCTACGGATATGGGTTAATTCACTTAATTGGTGGCCATGCTAAGTCAGCAACCTCGCTTTTACGTCAATTAGTAGATTCTGGTACGTTAAGTAACCTTCCGGGGGGCTTAAAAACAAGAGGTTTACGTATAAAAGGCGATGATACACCTATTTCTCCGGGAGAATTTAGAGATGTAGACGTACCGGGAGGTAAAATTAGTGAAAATATTACGTTTTTACCATATAAAGAGCCATCTCAAACGCTTTTAGCCCTTATGAATATGATTGTAGAGCAAGGAAGATCACTTGCAGCAGTCGCAGAGTTAAAAATATCTGATATTAATAAAGAAACTCCTGTTGGAACAACTTTAGCGTTGTTAGAACGTAGTTTAAAGGTTATGTCAGCGGTGCAAGCACGTATTCATGCGGCTATGAAGATAGAATTTCAGCTTTTAGCCTCAATAATTGGTGAATTTGCTCCAAAAAGCTATGAATATACGCCTAAATACAACGATTCTGAGGGCACATCTACTAGAGAAGATTACAAAATAGTAGAGGTTATACCCGTTTCTGACCCAAATGCGTCAACAATGTCGCAAAGAGTTGTGCAATATCAGGCAGTTTTACAGTTAGCTTCATCTGCTCCTCAGATGTATGACATGGCTCAACTACACAGACAAATGCTAGAAACTTTAGGTGTAAGGGCAGTAGAGAAGATACTTCCGTTGGATGATGACCAAAAACCGTTAAATCCAATAAGTGAAAATATGAACGCTATACAATTACGTCCTTTGAAAGCATTTATGTATCAAGACCACGAGGCACATATAAAAGTTCACATGAACGCTATGCAAGACCCTTTGATTCAACAAATGATAGGGCAAAATCCAAACGCAAAAGCAATAGCTTCTTCTTTACAGGCACATATTGCAGAACATTTAGCGTTTGCATATAGACAGAAGATAGAAGAGGCTATGGGTACTTCTTTACCACCTCCAGAAGAGGATTTACCAAAAGATATGGAAGTCGAATTATCTAAAGTTGCGGCAAAAGCTTCAGATATTGTGTTGGGTATGAGTAAACAACAAGTCGCAGCACAACAAGCCCAACAAGCAAAACAAGATCCAATTGTACAAATGCAGCAAGCTGAACTTCAACTTAAACAAGCAGATGTTCAACTCAAACAAGAAGAACTCAAACGTAAGAAAAATAAAGATATTATGGATTCAGCAGCTAAAGCTGACCAGATTGAAGTTGAAAAACAGAGAATCGCTACTCAAGCTGAAACTGAAGGGGCAAGAATTGGTCTTGACGCAGCAAAAGCTAAAGATAAACAATCTGCCGATCAACAACTTGCAGGGTTAAAAATAGGTATGGATATAGCCAGAGATGCGGCACAACGGCAAGCACAAGAATCTGTAGATAATACAAAACCAATCCCACCGGAAGGAACGCCAGATGCCTAGATCGTTTGAAGAAATAATTATAGAAAAACTTAAAGAACATGTTAATAGTTATGCTGATGGATTAGCTTCCGGAGGTGCACAAAATTTCCCTGACTATCGGTTTCAGGTTGGGGTAATTCATGGATTGACTCTTGCTGAAAGAGACATTCTTGAAATAATTGAAACTGCGAAACAAACAGAGGATAGTACATGAACACTAGAATAGGTGCGATAGATAAACAAAAAACGCAAAAACTAGCTGGAGAAATTGGAGAGTTAAAACTTCCACAACCGTCAGGATATAAGATTCTTATTACTTTACCAAAAATTGAAGATACTGTGGGAGATGCTGGAATTGTTTTAGCAGATTCTACAAAGAGAGCTGAAGAGATTGCTTCATGTTTAGGTTTTGTAGTAAAACTTGGTCCCCTTGCTTATAAAGATGAAGTTAAGTTTCCTGATGGACCTTGGTGTAAAGAAGGCGATTTTGTAATTATGAGAAATTACTCTGGTACTAGATTCAATATTCATAATGAAGAATTTAGATTAATAAACGATGACCAAATAGAAGCGGTCGTTGATGACCCTCGTGGATATACCCGTGCGTAAGGAGAATGAAATGGAAAACCAAGAAGAAAAAGTTGAAGTAGAAGCAGTGGAACAGGAAGGGACTCCTGTAGAGACTGAACCAAAAAAAGAAGCTAAGAAGGAAGAATTAGAAATAGAAGTTGTAGATGATACTCCTGCAGAAGATCGTGGGCGTAAGTCTATGAAAGTTCCTCCTAAAGAACCTTCTGAAGATGAAGTTAAAGAATATAACGCAAAAGTACAAAAACGAATAGATGAGATGAAACGTGCTTGGCACGATGAACGCAGAGAAAAAGAAAAAGCATTTAGAGAACAACAAGAAGCTATTAACTACGCAAAACAAATTAAAGACGAAAATGAAAAATTAAAACAAAAATTATCAGATGGTGAAAAAACCTTAATGGAGCAATCCAAACAAAAGGCAGAAACTTCTATTGCCATGGCTAAGAAAAATTTAGTTGCTGCACAAGAGACAGGGGATGCTGAAAAAATAACTCAAGCAATGGCAGATCTAACTCAACAAAACATTGAATTGGAAAATTGGAAGCGGTATGTACCTCAGTACGATAAAACAGTTGAAAAAACTGCAGAAAAGACTTTACAAGAAGAAAAGAAAGAGTTACCGTTAAATCAACCTGTTCAAGAGCCAGCCCCACCAGATGAAAAAGCTATGGCTTGGTACAACAAAAACAAATGGTTTGGGGTTGATGATGAATTAACATCATTCGCTTATGGACTGCATACCAAACTGGTAAAGGACGGGACTGATCCCCGTTCAGATGAATATTACGAGAGAATAGACTCTCGGCTGAGACAAGTATTTCCAGAGAAGTTCGATGAAGAACCTCAAAAGGAAACTACTAGCCAACAACAAAAAACGGTGGTAGCCCCGGCGACAAGAACGACTCCAAGTAAAAAGATTACTTTGACTAAAAGTCAGGTAGCTATTGCTAGGAAATTAGGCGTTCCCTTAGAAGTTTACGCTAAACAAGTTGCACTACAGGAGAAAAGATAAAATGGGTAATCGTGTTGATCGAGAACTTCAAACGAGAGAAAAAGAATCTCGTGCTACGAGTTATACACCTCCACAACAACTACCTGACCCGAATCCTATGGACGGTTATAAATTCCGTTGGGTTAGAACAGCAATAAATGGACAGTCTGATGTCCGTAATGTTTCTGTTCGCCGTAGGGAAGGTTGGGAACCTTGTAGAGCGGAGGATCATCCGGAGTTGGCTCTGTCTTTAGATGATTCATCTAAGCAGTCCGGTAACGTAGAGATAGGTGGTTTGATGTTATGTAAAGCACCTATTGAGATGACAGATAGTCGTCAAAAGTATTACGAGGATAAAGCCAATCAACAGCTTACTGCTGTTGAAAATAATTTTATGCGAGAGAATGATCCAAGGATGCCTTTATATGCAGATAAAAAGACAACTACGACATTCGGTAAAAGTAACTAATTTAGGAGATAAAAAATGGCAGCTACTGCTTCCCCTTTTGGGTTAAAACCTACCAATATGATTGGTGGTGCACCCTACAATGGCGGTGCTATTAGACACTATCATGTGAAAGCTAATAACTCTGCCGCTATTTTTAATGGCGACTTAGTTGTATTAAGTTCTGCTGGTTTACCAGCCGCCGTGTCCTCAACTCCCTCTGCTATCAAAGATGCTCACGAAGGAGCTGCTGGTACCCCGGGAATTGTAGGAGTAATGGTTGGTGCTAGGTATATTGATAACAACGGAATTTTACAGTTCGATCAATTTTTACCAGCTAATGCTACAACTTCAGGATTTACAGAAATCAAAATAATGGTTAATGATGATCCAAGACAGTTGTATAAGATTCAAGGTAACGCAGCGTTGGGAACATTCAACAGCGGTACAGATGGATCTGGTTTTGCTGGTGCAGTTGGTAAAAACTGTTCTTTAGATTTCAGCACATCAGGTAGCACAAGCACGGGTAATTCAGGTGTATCACTTAAAATTGATACTAACGGTGGTACTTTAGCAGCAACTGCAACTCTCGGTATGAGAGTAATTGATGTTGTCGAAGGTACTGAAACCGATAACTTCCCTGAGTTTATTGTTAAATTTAATGTTGGCGTACATGCGTATGACAACTCATTAGGCGTATAAGGAGATTTTTAAATGGCTATTTCAAGAGCACAACTACTAAAAGAACTCCTTCCCGGCTTAAATGCTTTATTTGGTTTAGAGTATGCCAAGTACGGTGAAGAGCATAAGGAGATCTACGAGCAGGAAAATTCTGAGCGTTCATTTGAAGAGGAAACAAAGCTATCTGGCTTTGGTGCGGCTCCAGTTAAAACTGAAGGTGCTTCTGTAGAATTTGATAATGCACAAGAAGCGTTTACTGCTAGATATTCACACGAAACCATAGCTATGGGTTTTGCAGTAACTGAAGAAGCAATGGAAGATAATCTTTACGATAGTCTTTCTTCTCGTTACACAAAGGCTTTAGCAAGAGCGATGGCTTATACAAAACAAGTAAAAGCTGCAGCTACTTTAAATAATGGTTTTAATTCTAACTTTAAGGGTGGTGATGGTGTTTCGTTATTTAGCACAGCACACCCGTTAGTAAGTGGTGGTACAAACAGTAACCGTCCATCTACAGGGGCAGACTTGAATGAAACATCTTTAGAAGATGCAGTAATTCAAATTGCAGCTTGGGTAGATGAACGTGGTTTATTAATTGCATCACAACCAAGAAAGTTAATCATTCCTCCAGCACTACAATTCGTGGCAACACGTTTGTTAGAAACTCAAGGGCGAGTTGGCACTGCTGATAATGATCTTAATGCATTGGCTAATAATGGTTCTATACCTGAAGGTTATTCAATAAACCACTATTTAACTGATACAAACGCTTGGTTCTTAACAACAGATATACCTAACGGTCTTAAGCACTTTGTTCGTGCACCTATGGCTACATCTATGGATGGAGACTTCGATACAGGTAACGTACGATACAAAGCTCGTGAGAGATATTCCTTTGGATTTTCTGATCCATTGGGAATGTTTGGATCGCCCGGTTCATCTTAATTGAGTGGGGGCTACGTGCCCCCTCCTCATTTTTGGAGACATAAATGGATATAATTATAAAATTTTTAGATGCTTGGACAAAACAAGCAACTGACGCAACAAAAAGTGTCATAGATAATAATGCTGCTATGGCAAAAAAAATGGTAGAGTATTCTGAAAGACCTTATACTTGGATTAAAGAAACCATTAAAAAATAACTAGGGTTAATTAGTCATACATACTGACCTAGCAGACATATTAGAGATTGTATGACGAGTGCTAATACACGGAGATAAAAATGGCAACAACAACATTTTCAGGCCCAATAAAAGCTGGAACAATTAGAGATACAACAGGAACTACTGTAGGAACTAATGTTGTAAACGTAGGTTCAGTTGTAATGGCTCAATCAGCAGTTATAGATATAATTGGTGCAGATTCAAACGATCAAGTTTGTGCAACTGTCCCAGCTAATTCTCAAATTATAGATGTAATCTTAAACGTAACTACAGTATCGAATGATTCAGGTACGGCTGTTGTTAATGTTGGAACTTCTGCTGATCCAGATGCGTTTTTAAATGACGTTAATGTTAAAGCATTAGCAACCACTCATGGTACATTAGACGCAGAAGCCACTGATGTTGGTACATCCGACATACAAGTTTTAGCTGATTTTGATGGTCAAAACGCAGATGGTGATGCTGGTGCAGCTACGGTAACTGTTTTATATATTCAAAACAATAACCTTTCATAAGGAGTAAGTGATGGAATCAGATGTTAGAAGTCTATCTTTCACGTCTTCTTCAGCTACAGTTACACCTCGTTCAAGATTACAAGCTATATATTACGTTCACGCTGCCAGTGCTGATTTAACTTTTAGTAATGGATCAGGTGGAGGAACTACACTATTAGAGTTGACCGCTCCTAGTGCAATTGGTACAGAAACAGTTTATGTACCGGGTAGAGGTCTTTTGTTCGGTGGTGGTATTCATGTAACATCTAGTAGCACAACTAATATACCTAGTGTTACTTTGTTTTATGAAGGCTAAAAGAAAAAAAGGAATGGGGATTAAGACTTCTGTGAAGTCTGGTAATTTTCGTAAAACCAAGAGCGGTGCAGGTATGACTGCTAAAGGTGTAGCTGCATATCGCAGAGCTAATCCCGGTTCTAAACTTAAAACAGCCGTTACAGGTAAAGTTAAAAAAGGTTCTAAAGATGCAAAAAGACGTAAGTCGTTTTGTGCTCGTTCTGCTGGGCAAATGAAGATGTTCCCAAAAGCAGCCAAAGATCCAAACAGTCGTTTACGACAAGCTAGAAAAAGGTGGAAATGCTAATAGATACAGTAACTGCTTTTCAAGGTGAAAGAATGGAAAAAGAAGATATACAGAGAGTCTTTGGTAAAGACATAAACAGCAAAGTTGCCGTTCAAGGCAACGAAATTAAACATATGCAACAAGATATGGATGAAATTAAGGCCGATGTAGAAGAGATAAAAAAGTCTTTAATTGAAATTCATACTGTTTTATCAGAAGCTAAAGGCGGCTGGAAAACATTGATGTGGGCAGCAGGTGCAGGTAGTGCCGTGACTGCTTTTTTGATTATGGTACAACAATTTTTTTGGGGTAAATAAAATGGCAGAAATGAGCTTTGAAGAATATCAGAAATCTCAAGTATCTAAAATGATGAAAGGGATGAAAGAAAAAGCTGAGGACAGACGTAAAAAGAATGATGAGGCTTTTAAGAAAAAAACGAGAGAAGAAGATAAAAAAGCAGGTGGTGGTTACATGCAATCAAAAGGTGGAGCTGCTGGCGGTGTTAAAAAGAAAAAAACGAAGTCGAATGTTTCTAGCCGTGCTGATGGTATTGTTAAAAAAGGTAGGACAAAAGGTAGGATGGTCTAATGGCTAAAACCAGATCATATTTACTAGATGTAAAAAAAAGAAGAAAAGATGCGAAAAACGAGAGAATAGCAAATGACTTAGAAAACGCTATGAATCTTACTGATGATCCCGCAATACAAGGTATGGGAGTAGCAAGGATATTAGCTCCTAAACCTAAACCTAAACAAAAAGGGATAAGAATAAAGCTGCCTTTTGATCCCAGTAAAACGGGAGACATGATACGAAAAATGATTAATGAGGAAACAATGATTAATGAGGAAACAGAAAAAGCCAAAGATAAAAAAGGTATGCAAGTAAAAGGAACTCAAACTGCTAGAAAAGGAGGCTTGATTAGAAGTAAACCGAGAAGAGATGGAATTGCTAAAAAAGGGAAAACAAAAGGGAGAATAATTCGTGGCGTACTTAATAAGTAACATACCATATACGAAAGTTTGGATTAGAAAAGAATTTACACATGGACATCAAAAATATCACGGGGAGTTTATACATGGATTGGCAATCGCAGTCACAACAATGCCGGACCGATGTCTCAGTTTCCAAATCATATTTACAGGATGTGAAGAGGAAGAGGGCGAGAGTAATCCGCACGGAGGTGCCATGTGGGCAAGGATGCCTATCACAGCACTCTGTGGGGACATCCCAATGGATGAGTGGCCTGAAAGAATGGAAACACACCTCGCACAACCGTGGGACTGTCCATCACACCACCACTCAATTGTGTCCCTTAACAGGTGTAAGCCTAGCCCATGGTTATGTAAGATCGCCGGGGAGTTTCATACATCGAGATATCTCTTCACTGTGGACTTCACCGAAAGCGAAATCGCAGACTGTCCAGCCCAACACAAGCAGAGTCACGTTATGGTGCTGACAGATGGGCCTTGGAAGGGCAACATGGTAGCATTACCGAATAATAGAGTAAGAGTTACTAGTCCTGCTCTCTGGGTTACTGGTGAGGGTGCTCCTGATTTTAGACCAACACAATTTACACATTGTGCAGAGCAAGATGACTCGTATATGGACCCAAATATAACATTCAACAATCTTTATAGAGGAGATGAAAATGTCGATATCGAGAAGTCAGATGTCAAAACAACTAAAAGGAAACAAAAAAGAAAATAAAAAAAGTAACACTGCTACTGGTAATAGAAAAAAACTAGATGCTGATGGTGATGGTAAAATAACTGGAAAAGATTTCGCATTACTTAGACAACGGAAAGGAACTACGATGAGAAAAAAAATGGCTAAAGGTAACTCTGTAAAGATGTCCAAAGGTGGAGCAGTTAAGATGTCCAAAGGTGGAGCAGTTAAGATGTCCAAAGGTGGAGCAGTTAAAATGTCCAAGGGCGGAGCCGTTATGAAGAAAATGGCTAAAGGCGGTGCTGTTAAGATGTCCAAAGGCGGTGCTGTTATGAAGAAGATGGCTAGAGGCGGAAGGGTTAGATAATGACCGTTAAAAAGAAAAAGACAACTAAAAAAAAGTCTGGCTCTAAACCTACAAACCCAGCTTTGTACGCTAGAGTAAAAGCTGAAGCAAAGCGTAAGTTCAAGGTATATCCATCAGCTTACGCAAACGGCTGGTTAGTGCGTACATATAAGGCTAGAGGAGGAGGCTACGCTTAAATGGGCTTAGTGTTATTTTTTATAATCTTTGTACTGCCTGTTGTTTGGGTAACTTATTATGTCTCTTAAAGAATGGTTCGGTAAAGGTTCTAAAGGAGATTGGGTAGACATAGGTGCTCCTAAGAAAAAGGGCAAATATCAAGCTTGTGGACGTAAGTCTGCGAAAGGAGATAGCAAACGTGCATACCCAAAATGTGTACCAAGAGCAAAAGCTAAATCTATGACTGCGGCACAACGTAAATCTGCTGTTCAGAGAAAACGAGCAGCAGGAAACCCGGGAGGTAAACCAACAAATGTCAAAACGATTGCCAAATCCAAGAATACCAAGAAAACCCGGTCAACCCGCAAAGTCTAAAAAGCACTCTGACCTCTATACGGATGAAAACCCAAAGGGTACAATAAAAGGACTGAAGTTCGCTACTAGAGAGGATGCAGTAAAAAGCGTAAGTAAGATAAGAAATAGCGGTAGATCAAAAGCTCATAAAATTCAAGCTGCTATAGCTATGGAACAAAGAGCTAGGGTTATGGGTAAAAAGTCTGCTGCTGGAGTTTATAGAAAATATATTAATAGTGTGAAAGCAAAATGACTACAACTGGAACAACTAATTTTAACTTAAACTTAATAGATTTAGTGGAAGAAGCATATTCTAGGTGTGGCACTGAATTACGCACAGGTTATGATTTAGCTACAGCTAGACGCTCTTTAAATTTACTAACTATTGAATGGGCAAACAGAGGAATAAACTTATGGACTATCGAAGAAGGATCTGTCCCACTTACTTCTGGAACTTCTGAATACGACTTACCTCTCGACACTATAGATTTATTAGACCACGTATTAAGAACGGGGTCGAATACAACACAACAAGATTTATCAATCAGCAGAATATCTGTTAGCACTTATGCTTCTATACCAAGTAAAAATAATACAGGGCGACCTGTACAAGTTTGGGTAGATAGAAGATCGGGAGCGACTACACCTACAGGAGTCGAAAGTCCTCGGATTCATTTGTGGCCTGTACCAGATTCAGCTACCACATATACGTTTGTATATTGGAGAATGAGGAGGATTCAAGACGCAGGGAACGGCGTAGAGACTCAAGACATACCGTTTAGGTTAATTCCGTGTATGGTGGCTGGTTTAGCGTACTATTTATCTTTAAAGATACCAGAAGCAACTCCGAGGATTGAGATGTTAAAAATGGCGTATGAAGAACAGTGGTCGTATGCGTCTGGAGAAGATAGAGAAAAGGCAGCAGTTAGGTTTGTTCCTAGAGAATTTTATTTGGGAGGATAAATGGGAAATCGTTATGCCGCTGGAAAACACACTATTGCTGAATGTGATAGGTGTGGGTTCAGGTATAAACTCAAGGAACTTAAACCATTAGTAATAAGAGGTGAACATACAAACATCTTTGTGTGTCCTCCATGTTTTGAAAAAGACCATCCACAAAACAGATTAGGTCTTTATCCTGTAGAAGATCCACAAGCTATACGAAATCCCAGACCTGACTTATCAAGATTTGCAGAATCAAACGCTAGAAATTATCAGTTTGGATTTAATCCTGTGGGGTTAAGCGATACATTTGGTTTGGATGATATAAACGATTTAGTAAGCACTGGCAGTGTAGGAACTGTTACTGTTACTACGAGTTAGGAGTTATAAGTGAACTACACTCAGTTATTTGAAACAATAAAAAGTTTTTGTGAAAATGATTTTCCAGATACAGAATTTACTGATTCTTTAGGAGGGGCTACAACAAATACAAGTACAGAGCAAATAAATAAGTTTATAGATTTAGCTGAACAAAAAATATATAACTCTGTACAAATATTAAGTTTAAGAAAAACTGTTACGGGAAGTTTAACTCAGAATAATAGATACCTGCAAACCCCTACTGATTGGTTATCTAATTTTTCATTAGCTCTCATAGATAGTTCTGGAATTTATCACTATCTTATGAATAAAGACGTAAATTTTATTAGAGAAGCTTTCCCTGACCCTACTGCCACAGCAAGACCTACACACTATGCTCTTTTTGATAAAGATACGTTTATAGTTGGCCCTACACCTGATACTGGATATACCGCAGAACTTTATTATTTTTATTATCCAGAATCTATTGTTACTGCCACTAATACATGGCTAGGGGATAATTACGATTCAGCTCTTTTGTACGGTGCTTTACTAGAAGCTCAAGTGTATATGAAAGGTGAACAAGACGTATTTAAAAACTACATGGACCGATATAACGAAGCTTTGAGTGGACTTAAAACGCTAAGTGAAGGTAAAAATAGGCAGGACACGTATAGAACTAAACAAAATAGAGTAGGAGTAGGGTAAAATGTTTAATATTAAAACTGGAGATATAAAATCACCAATCGTAAAAACCAGCAATTACGGTGGATTATCGGCTGATGATATCGCAGAGATATGCACGAGTAAGATAATATCCGTTGCAGAAACTGCCCCTCCTGCAATTAGAGAACAAGCTAAGTTTTTTAAAGATAACTTAAATCTTGTCCTAAAGGTATATATAAATCAAGCTATGGAATCTCAAAAAGACAGGGATATTCAAACCTGTATAAGAGGAGGACATAGTGAGGCAGCAGATATATTAAGGAGATCATAATGGCAATTACACAAGCAATGTGTACCAGTTTTAAAGTAGAGCTTTTAACTGCTACGCATAATTTTACAAACAGTTCAGGACACACTTTTAAATTAGCTTTATTTACAGATTCAGCTAGTTTGGGTGCGGGTACAACTGCTTATTCAACATCAAATGAAGCTAGCGGAACAGGATATTCTGCAGGTGGTAACACTTTATCTGCTACAACACCTACATCTGGGGGCACTACCGCATTTACGGATTTTGCAGACAGCTCTTTTACTAGTTCTACTATAACAGCTAGAGGAGCGTTGATATACAATAGTTCTCAAAGTAATAAAGCTGTTGTGGTGTTAGATTTCGGAGCTGATAAATCATCTACATCTGGAACTTTTTCAGTTATATTTCCTACTCCAGACGCTAGTAACGCAATTATACGTATAGCTTAATGGAGGAATTAAATGGCTTTAATACAAGCAGACAGAGTAAAAGAAAATTCTTCTACAACAGGCACAGGTAATTTTGCATTAGGAGGTGCAGCAACAGGTTTTAGAACTTTTGCAGATGGTGTAGGAGTTAGTAATACTTGTTATTACGTGATTACAGACGATAGTAGTTACGAGGTAGGCTTAGGTACGTTAAACGCTTCTGCCACATTAGCTAGAACTACAGTTATAACTTCTTCTAACTCTAATAACGCTGTTGATTGGGCGGCAGGGTCAAAAAGTGTTTTTACTACATACCCCGGTCCTAAAGCAGTTATATTAGATGCTTCTAATAATTTAAATGTTGCGGGAGGCGTTTCCGTAGGTGGTACGTTTCAAGTAACAGGTGAATTTAACTTAACAGATGTTTCAGCTAGTGGCACCTTAGATGTTGCAGGTAATGGCTCTGTTGGTGGAACTCTTGCTGTAACTGGAGACACTGATGTTACAAACCTTTCAGCTAGTGGCACCTTAGATGTTGCGGGTAATGGTTCGGTTGGTGGCACATTTAATGTTGAAGGTGATCTTAAAAACACATCAGGTAATTTTACGGTAGCTCCAGCTACCCAGATATTTGAAATCAAAGGCTCTGGTTCTACTGAAGGACAAGTACAACTTAATTGTGCTGTTAATTCACACGGGCAAAAAATCACGGCAGCAGATCATTCTTTGGGAGCTACTAATACCTTAACGCTACCCGGAGGTAGCACTATAGGTAACTCAGATGCTACTTTAGTTTCTGACACAGGCACACAAACTTTAACTAATAAAACTTTTGATGATGTAACTTTAGGAACAGGCACGGCGGATATATCAACAATGGTTAGTCAGGTTGCTTTTCAAAATAATTTAAGAGAACGAACCAGTATAAATACTTCAAGTGCTACTGGTACAATTAACTTTGATATACTGAGTCATAATGTTGAGCTTAGAACAAATGATGCAGCGGCTAATTTTGAGCTTAATTTTAGAGGAAATGCCAGCACCGCTTTTTCTGCAACTGTAGCAGTGGGTCAAACAACTTCGTTTGCTTTTGAATCTAGTATGGGTAGCACGGCTTATTATTTAACAGCTATAAAAATAGATGGTGCTACAGCTTCACCTGTTCATTGGCAAGGAGGAACCACCGCTCCATCAGAGGGTAATGCCGCTGGTATAGATAGTTATCTAGTTAATATAACTCGAGGAGCAGATGGAGGTAGTGGTTCGGCACAATATACATGTCTAGCCTCTCAAACTCAGTTTGGAAAGGTCACTTACTAATGCCCATTAAAGGATTAAAAGGGGGCATAGGCACTAAACCATTAGGTTATGGTCTTGGAGCTGCTGCAGAAGAATCAGAGCCTAATTTTAATCAAACTGTATTACTTCTTCATGGTGATGGTTCTGAAGGTGAGGGGAATACTTCTGTATTAGGTAATCCAAACTACAAAGCATTTAAAGATAACTCTACATCAGCCCATGCTCTTGTTGTTAATGGTGATGCTTATGGTAATGACTTTAGCCCATATTATTATGCTAATGGGTATTGGTCTGAGTATTACAACCAACCTTCTGACTCAGGAGGTAATTGTAATCATAAAATATTACCTGCATCTTTTCTTAATGATTTAACTATTGCAAATAAATCAACATCTACTAAAACAGTTGAAGCATGGGTATATCCTACATCCATTAGAACAAGTTCAGTTCAATATTATGCAATGGGATGGTTTTGTAAAGGTAACATATATTGGGATTGTGCTCTTTGGTCTACTTCAAGCACCACTTCAGGAAAATTTACAGCATATCATTATGATGGAACACAAAGACCTTTAGAAAGTTCAAATTATTTTACAGTGGGTCAATGGTATCATGTTGCTTTAGTTATTGCTTCAGGAACTATAAAGTTATATGTTAACGGAGCATTAGAAGGAAGTCGCACTTGGCATGGACTTGGGAGTACTGGGATTGGAGAAGTTAGTGTTATTGGTGGGACAGCTAGTAACAATGATTGGAATGGGTATATATCAAATCTAAGAGTGTCTTCTACAGCTAGGTACCCTTCTGCCTTTACGCCTAGCACTTCACCATTTACAAGTGATAGTGATACTTTATTACTTACAAACCAATCAAATAGATTTGTTGATAACTCTAGTTCAGCAAATACATTTACATTTCAAAATAACCCAAAAATAACTACCAACACACCATTTACACAAAGTAAAACTGCAAATGTAGGTTCTGGATATTTTGATGGTACTGGGGATAATTTAGAACTTGCTACTTCTGCCGATTGGGCATTTGGAACAGGTGATTTTACTATTGAGATGTGGGTATATGCAGTTAAAACAACTGAACAATCTTTGTATGATGGTAGAAGTGCAAATGGTGCATATCCATTTTTGCTGATTCAAAATAGCTCAAATAAATTTATGTATTATGTAAATACAGCAGTTAAAATTACTGCTAATGATACTGTTCCTTTAAATCAATGGGTACATTTAGCCTTGGTTCGTTATAGTAGTACAACAAAAATGTATGTAAATGGTGTAGCACAAACAGAGACTTTTTCAGATAGTACTAATTATTTACAAGCACCACTTCACATAGGGCAAAATCAACCTGCTGGTTCAGGAGATAACTTTGAAGGTTATTTAGCAGATTACAATGTTATTAAAGGAACAGCGAAACACACATCAAATTTTACACCTTCAACATCTACAATATCTGCTGATTCAAATACTAAACTTCTTACAATGCAATACTCAGGAGCAGTTCGTAACGTAGGGTTTGTAGATGACTCTAAATATAATCATCAGATTACTCGTAATGGTGATGTAAGCATAGGTACATTTAGCCCATTTAGTTTAGAAGATGGGTATTGGAGTAATCTTATTAAATCAGGTGACGATTTAGAGTGTGGATCTTTTAACAAAACTTTATCAAATCAATGGTCTTTTGAGTTTTGGTACTTTAAATTAGATGATAGTATAGACGTTGTTATATCTACAGATTCAGGAGATCAATTTCAATGTGCTATCCTAGCATCAACAGTTTCTTTTTATTATGGTGGTGGTAGTAATATTGATGTTACAAGTAACTATACGGAAAACAATTGGGTACACTTTCTAGTAACAAAGGATAGTAGCAATAGAACAAGATTATTTTTAAACGGTGTGTTAAAAGGAACAAATGCAAGTAGTACAGCTACACCAACTCTTCAACATTTTAGAATTGGAGATCAAAGAAATACTGGTTCTCATCCTAGTTTTGGTTATATTAGTAATGTGCGATTTGTAATTGGTTCTATACCAACAAGTTATCAAACTTCTGAAACGTCTGTTGGAACATCTGTATTTACTTCCCCTTCTTCATTTTTAACAACAACATCTCAAGGAGCTACGTCTGGCGATGTAGAATTGTTGACTTGTCAATCAAATCGATTTAAAGATAACAGTAGTAATAATTTTGCAATTACTGCTGCAAGTAATACACCAGAAGTACAACCATTCTCACCCTTTGTACCAACTCGGTCATATAGTAAAGATGCAGTAGGGGGTAGTTCATATTTTGAAGCTGCTGGTGATTATTTAAGTATTGAACAAAAATCTGGATATGAGTTTGATCTAGATGGCGATACAGATTGGTGTGTAGAATTTTGGTTGTATATGATAAACCCTTCTGCAAATTATGCTAGAGTCATGCAGTTAGATGCCAATAGTTGGGCAATTCGTTTTGAGGCTACTACAAGCAAAATTGGAATGGGTACGTCTGATGCAGGGTCGATAGAAGATATTGAAGACCCAACAGCATTACCAGCGAATCAATGGACACATTTTGCGTTCACACATAAAAATTCAGATAGCACATTAAGACTATTTAGAAATGGAGCGTTAGTAGCAAGTACAACGTCATGGAGTCCATCATGGGGTCATAGCACAAATCCTTTGTTAATTTCAAGATATAAAAGCGGTAGTGCTAATTTTTTTGGAAATTTATACTTAGGTTCATTTAGGATAGTTAAAACCGACTATATTTATGATAGTGCATTTACACCTCCCACTGCTCCTTTCACTGCAAATGCAAACACAGTGTTACTTATGAATTCTACTAACGCAGGTATCATTGACCATACAATGAAAAACAACCTTGAGTCAGAAGGTAATACAAGAGTTTCAGGACAACAAATAAAGTTTGGCACTGGCAGTATTTATTTTGATGGTACTGGTGATAAATTAGTAATTCCTCATCAGGAATATCATCAATTAGGGACGGGTGAATTCACAGTAGAATTATTTGTATATTTTACTTCGACTGACGCCAGACAAGGATTTTTTGGGAATGATGGGGGTTGGTATTTTCAAATTTATGACGGTGAATTAGAATTTGCTCTAAGTACTAGTGCAGTTATCGAAAGATCATTTTCACACAGTATTAATCAGTGGTATCACTTAGCTGCTACTAGGGATTCGTCAAATGATATTCGTTTGTTTATTGATGGTACACAACAAGGAGCAGTTGTAAATAGTACTGCTGACTTACGTCATGCTTCTAATGATTTTCATATTGGAAATATCGGACCAGCTACTAGTAGACTTTTTAAAGGGGGATATATGGACGAAATTAGAATAACTAAAGGAGTTGCCAGATATACTTCAAACTTTACAGTCCCAACAAAAGCATTTGCAAATAGATAGGAGATAAAATGTACATTGCAAAAGTAGATGGAAATATTGTTCGTGAAATAGTACATTACACGAAAGTGTTTCGTAGTGTACCTACCGATGAACAATTAGCCCTTAGAGGTTATAAAAAAATAAATAAACATAAACCTTATAATGTTTTAACAGAACGACTAACAGGTGCTACACCTTATGTATCTGGCACATATGTATTTACTGTAGAAAAAACAGACATGACTGCTGATGAAATAACTTCAGCTAAAGAAAGTGCTATGGCTAATATACGGTCTCAAAGAGATAATATGTTAAAAGATACAGATTGGGCTGCAATTAGAAAAGCAGAAGCGGGTACAGCTATGCCTAGTGCTATGGCTACATACAGACAAGCATTAAGAAATGTTCCTGCCACAATAGGTAGTGCAGATCCAAGAACATGGTCTGATTGGCCCAGCATTAGTTTAGACGGAAGTTCTGCTAGTGGAGTATAGTGTTGATAGACCCACTCACAGCATTAACCGCCGCAAACTTGGCTTTCAACGGAGTCAAAAAGGCTATTCAAGTAGGGAGAGACTTAGAAGATATTTTTCAACAGTTATCAACTTGGAGCGGTCATGTTTCTGATTTACAAGAATGGATGGGTCAGGAAAGAAAGTTTAAGAAACCGACCCTATGGCAAAAATTAACGTGGGACAAAAGCGAAACCGCAGAGGCATTTGATGAACTTATTGCAAAAAAGAAAATTAAAGAGATGGAAGACGCAATCCGCCATGAGTTTACATGGGGAAAACTTCATCACCTTGGCATGGATGGACCATATGGATATAAAGCCCTCATTAAAATACGCCGTGAGGTTAGAGCCAAACGCAAGGCTCAAATATACGATCAGATGCGAAGAAGGAAGGCTTTTATATATAACACCAAAATGGGTGTGGCAATTGGAACCCTTATACTAATTTTATTATGGTTAATACATTTTTTATGGACAGCAATTATGGAGGCAAGTAAGTAATGTTAAATTTAATTGGATCACTTTTACCAATAGGTGAAAAACTTGTAGATAAATTAATTCCAGATCCACAGGCAAAACAGAAGGCTCTTCAACAGCTAAAAAAAATGGAGCAAGACGGAAGTCTTAAACGCATGGAAGCTGAGTTTGCTGATAAAGATAGTGCTAGACAACGTGAAATGACTATCTCTACTAGCGAACATAGTCCTTGGTTAAACAAAATAATTACTAGTCTGTTGGCTCTGGGAATTGTAGGTCTTGCTTTTGCTTTATTTGCTGTTATCTTATTTCTTGAGGTAACACCTGCTAACAAAGATATTTTAATTTTCTTATTAGGTAATTTGACAACTTTAGTGGGTCTAGTGTGTTCCTATTATTTTGGTAGTTCGGTAGGTAGTAAAGATAAAACTGAAGAGATAAAAGGGTTAATGAAAAAATGAATACTAATTTAACAGTTGCACAGAAAAAGAAGTTAGTGAAAGAACTTAGAAAAGCTTCTGCTTTACACAAGGGACAAGCTGATTTAATTGAAAAAACTATAAAAAAACAGGTGAAGAAAAAATGATGGATTGGAATATGAGTACTTACTTTACTCAATATGAGTTTAAATGTAGCCATACTGGACAATGTGATATGAACCCAGATTTTATAAGTAAACTAAATGAGCTTCGTACAGCTTACGGTAAGCCTATGAAAATAACCTCTGGTTACAGAAGTACGAGCCACCCAATCGAACGAAAGAAAAAAACTCCGGGGGCACACACGACAGGGCAAGCTGCTGATATAGCGGTATCAAGACAAGATGCTTTTCATTTGTTATCTCTTGCACTATCAAAAGGTTTTACAGGCATAGGTATACAGCAAAAAGGTTCGGGTAGATTTATTCATTTAGATACTTTAGAAAATTCGGAGGGTAGACCTAGACCTACGGTCTGGTCGTATTAAAATATGTTTGGAAATAGTTCTTATTCTGAGCTAGCTTATTCTACAGAGGGTATAGATCCTAACGCAGAAGTAGCTATTACTGGAGCTTCTGCTACAGGCGTGGTAGGGACTGTATCTTTTGTATTAGATCAAAAATTATCTCCTACAGGTGTGTCTGCAACTGGGGTAGTAGGTGATGTTTTGGTAATACAAAATATTAGTGTATTTGTAACTAGTTTGATTGGATCTTCAGAAGTTTCTTCTGCTCTTGTATGGGGAGAACTAGATCAAGGTCAAACTCCTAACTGGACAGAAATTAAGGATTAAATATGAGTCAAACATTCCCAAACGATTTTAAGATAAGTAATATTGACACCGGAACCGAATCAGGCACATGGGGCACTATTACAAATTCTAACTTTAATAATTTAGTCGCTACTGTAGGTGGTTTTAAACAGATAAGTATATCTAGTACAAACAGCCATACATTAACAGCACCTGCTGATAACACGTCTACACAAGATTTTAGAAACCATTTTTTAGAATTAACAGGGACATCTACTGGTACTGCTGCTGCTACATTTACACTAACTTTACCTGCTTCTTTAGATAAAGAATACATAATAAAAAATTCATTACAGCATACTGTTAATGTTAAAACATCAACTCAAGTTACGCCTTTAGAAATACCAATAGGCAAAACAAATGCTGTTTATCTAAATGGAGCAACTGCTTTACCAACAATAAACACACTAGATTCTTTAACATTAAGCACAGCGTTACCTGTATCTTCTGGAGGTACAGGGTTAGTATCTGCTGAAGCTGGGGGATTGATGGTTATGAACTCAGCAGCTACATCTTTTACTATAGTTTCTGCTGGGCCAACTGGTAATGTATTAACAAGTGATGGTGATAAGTTTATTAGTGCGTCTTTTCAGTCTGCTGCTTTATCTAATGTTATTAGAACGAATGTTGGTGGGTATGCTGCTGCAGGTAGCACTCAACCCACCGTGGCAAACGGAGGTATGCAAGCAGTACAAAGTTATCTTTTATCAAAAGACACTACTTATACAGGGTTTGATGCAGTGGGAGCGTTCAATGCAGCTAGAGAAGAAACAGGAATTACTGCTACAAGAAACGATTCTGCTGGTGTAAATCAATGTAATTTACACGTATTTAAATCTGGAGAACCTAATAACGCAATAACACCTTTAGCTGTGCGAAATAATGGAGGGAACGCTGATGTCTTAATTACAACTAATGTTGTTCCTTTTGTGGATAATACAAATGATTTAGGCTCTAGCTCTAAAAGATTTAATGACGTGTTTGCAGCTAATGGTGTAACTACATCATCTGATAGAAGATTAAAAAACAATATTACAAATTCTGAATTAGGATTAGATTTTATAAATCAATTACAACCTCGTAGATATAAAGTTAATCAGGGTGGTGGTTACATAACTGGAGTTGATGATACACCAAATTATATGCCTACATATGGAGTTACTCCGGGCGTTAGATTTCACCATGGATTAATTGCTCAAGAAGTTGAACAAACTTTATATAACCAGAATATTGATAAGTCTACTTTTGCAGGATGGTGTTTAACAGATCCCGGTGATTCAAATTCAACACAAATGTTAAGATATGAAGAGTTTATAGCACCGATGATGAAAGCAATACAAGAGTTATCTAATAAAGTAAATGCGTTAGAAACGAGAATACAACAACTAGAGTCTAACTAAAATGCCTTTAACAAAACTACAATTTAAACCGGGTATAAATAGAAACCTAACTAACTACTCTAATGAAGGTGGGTGGTTTGAATGTGATAAAGTCAGATTTTTAGATGGCTATCCCGAAAAACTAAAAGGGTGGCAAAAACATTCTGTAACTTCTTTGTTTGGCACATGTAGAGGACTATTTAATTGGGTAACATCTTTTAACGATAACTTTTTAGCTATAGGAACAAATAGTAAGTTATATATAGAAGTTGGTACTAACTTAAACGACATAACACCTGTAAGAGCAACTACTAGTGCAGGAGATGTTACGTTTGATGCCACCGCAGGTTCTACTATTATCGTGGCTACAGATGCAAGTCATGGTGCAGACACTGGAGACTTTGTAACATTTTCTGGAGCTACAGCTCTAGGTGGTTTAATTACAACAAGTGTTTTAAATCAAAATTATGAGATAACAAAGATAGACACTAACAGTTATTCGTTTAGTGCTACTGCCACTGCTAATTCTTCTGATACAGGAAATGGTGGCTCAAGTGCAATTGGTACTTACGAAATAGATGCTGGAAATGGCACTCTTACTTTAGGTTATGGTTGGGGAACAGATAATTGGAATAGTGGTGGTTGGGGTGAAGGTTCACTACAACCTGTGAGTTTACCACTCACGGTTTGGTTTTTTGATAATTTTGATAATGATTTATTTGCTAATATAAATACAGATGGAAAAGGAGCGTTATATTATTGGTCAAGAGGTGCGGCTACAGATCCAGCGAGTGCATTAGGAACAAGAGCGATAAAATTATCTAGCATAACTAGTTTTGCAGGCAGTTCTGTTACACCTAAAAACGTACCTGCTTTAGTAGGGCAAATATTAGTGTCTCAAAAAGATAGACACTTGTTAGCGTTTGGAGCTTCAGCGTATGCTGGAGGCACACCCACTGAAGATACAGGCGACTTTGACCCTTTACTTATAAGATTTGCAAGTCAAAACGAACCATATAATTTTGACCCTGCAGACGATGCTAAAAGTGCTGGTTTTATTAGAGTAAGTAGCGGATCAAAAATTGTATCTGCAATAAGCACACGTCAAGAGATATTAGTATTTACTGATTCTAGTTTACATTCACTACAATTTTTAGGAACTCTTGACGTATTTGGATTACAAGAGTTAGACCCACATATTTCCATAGCTTCTGCTAGATCACCGATTAGTATTGAGGGTGTTACCTACTGGATGGGTACTGATAAGTTTTATATATACAATGGTAGAGTAGATACACTGCCTTGTTCTTTGAGAGATCATGTTTTTGATAATATAAACTTTGACGCATTAGCTTATGTATATGCTGGAGCTGTAGAATCACAGAATGAGATTTGGTGGTTCTATCCTTCTCAAGATAGTAATATCAACGATTCTTACATTACATACAACTACAAAGACAACATATGGTTTTATGGAAGTATAGAAAGATCAGCGTGGTTAGATTCTAGTTTAAGAAGATACCCACAAGCTACTGGAGAGTCGTTTTTATTTAACCATGAATTAGGGAATGATGCAGATGGTTCTGCATTATCTTCTTTTATAACTTCTTCTGATGTAGATATTGCTGATGGTGATAGATTTACGTTAATAAAACGTATTATTCCTGACATAGATTTTAACACTTCTACTACTTCACAACCGACAGCGTTGTTGTCTGTGTTACCAAGAGACTTTAATGGAGCTGCACATTCTAATGAAGCAGAACAAAGGGTAGTACAATCATCTGTAAATAACTATACAAATCAAGTATTTATGAGAGCTAGAGCTAGACAAATAGGTTTTAAAATAGAGTCTACTTCACAAGGCACGTTTTGGAAATTAGGTTCGCCTCGTGTAGACGGAAAACCAGACGGGAGAAGATAATGGCGATGAGGTCTTTTAAATCCCCTGTTTTACCATTACCTCCAACGGTATATAATGAGAGGTACTTTGATACTTTAATAAAACTACTTAATATTTATTTTGGACAATTAGATTCTCAAAACCCACTACATTTAGAAGGTTTAGTATTATCAGAATTAACGACAGACCCTACAAATTTACCAAGTTATAGTTTATATAGACAAGATAGAAATGTTAGAATCAAGTTACCGGGGGATCATTTTGTAACCGCTGGGCTTGGTGGCACAATGTCAGTAGGGACTGTAACAGTAACCATATCTTAGGATAATTTATGAGTATGCAATCTTTAGCCCAAGCAATACAATCACAAGGTCGTGGTAATGATACCATGCTTGTACATATGACTCCAAACGAAGTTGGAGGTTTACAAAATCTCGCTAACAACTTTGGAGGTAGTTTAACAACTAACCCTAGCACTGGGCTACCAGAGGCGGGATTCTTAGATTCTATTTTACCTACCCTCGCAGGTGCTGCCCTTACTATTGGGTCAGGAGGAGCACTAACTCCTCTTATGGCTGCGGGATTAGTAGGTGGAGGAACTGCTCTTGCAACTGGCGATATTAGTAAAGGATTAACTGCAGGACTTGGTGCATATGGTGGTGGCGGTTTATCAAATCTAGCTACAGCTCCAGCTTCTTTTTCGGCTGGAGCATCATCGCCAAGTTTTGCTCAGTTAGCAAGTCAACCTATGGGTGAGATAGCTACTGCAGGACTTGCCGCAGCATCTCCGATGTTAGCACAATCAATGGAGCAACCACAGATGGGGGGTGGAGCAGGATCCCAACAACAAATGATACGACCATTTAAATTTAATTTAAATCAAACAGGAGCAGACAGAGAGAATACAGCCGCTAATCTAAGATCTGACAGGGGTGAAAGAAAATACTTCGATTCAAATTTTGATGCTTTACCGCCATATGGAGTAGGTAGAAAATATGGAGAAGGTGGTATAGTAAACTTGAATGTTGGTGGTATGCCGGGCATGGCAAGTCCAACCCCACCGAGTAGGTTCTTACGAGGTGCTGGTGATGGAGTTAGTGATTCTATTCCTGCAACAGTAAATCAAGGGGAACGACCTGCAGCTTTATCGGACGGAGAATACGTAATTGATGCTAGAGGTGTTGCAGAAATAGGCAACGGTTCTAGTGAAGCAGGGGCAAGAAAATTAGCTGAGATGATGAATAGAATACATAATGCAAGAAGAAAAGCAGATATGGGTGAGGATATGAACGCAGATAGGTTTCTATTAGCGTGAGAGTAGAACTTGTGCCTTTAAACACAATTCATTTAATTTGGGATCAAGTTGAAGACTATTTTCAAAAGGTTATAGATAAATCAGTTGGAGAATATAATATAGAACAGTTAAAAGCCCATGTAGTAGCGGGTATGCAAACTTTATATATTGCAATAAATAAAGAAGGGGTTATAAAAGGAGGGGCTATTGTTAATTTTATAAACTATCCTAATTTTAGGGTAGCATTTATAACTGCTACAGGCGGAAATATGATTATAAATAATGATACTTGGAACAATTTAGCTAATTTACTAAAACAAGCAGGGGCTACTAGATGTCATGCTTGTGCTTCTGAATCTGCAATGAGACTTTACAAGTCAAAGGTAGATTTTAAGAAAATATATAACACAGTTGAGAGGATATTATAATGAGTATGGGTGGAGGAGCCAGCGGGCCGCAGTCAGTAAGCCAAACTACGATACCAGAATATGCTAAACCTTACATGGAGAACCTGTTAGGTCAGGCTTCAGCATTAACTTTAGGTAACCCGGTATTAGATGATGAAGGTAACCCTACAGGTGAATTTACCTCACCTGAACAAGCTGTATATGGCGGGCAACGACTCGCTGATCCTTCACAAACACAACAAATTGCTAGACAAAATATAAGAGGTTTAGACCCTGCAACTGGATTCGCAACGGGTATGAACTTAACACAAGAAGGAATCTCAGGTTTAAGAGATATACCTATGCAGTTTACTGGAGATACTGTTTCTCAGTATATGTCTCCATACATGCAAAACGTAGTAGATGTTCAAAAACGTAAAGCTGCAGAAGATATGCAAAGAACTCAGTTAAATGCTAATTTAGGTGCAGCTACGCAAGGAACACTTGGTGGTTCAAGACAAGCACTTATGCAAGGATTACGAGAGCAACAACTTGGTCAGCAGTTAAGTGATATTCAAGCATCAGGTCAACAAGCAGCCTATGATTCTGCTATGGCTCAATTAGAAAGAGATCGAGGTGCTAGATTTTCTCAATCTCAAGGTATAGCAGATCTTGGTTCTCGGATAGCTGGTTTAAGTGAAGCTGATTTACAATCACGTTTAGGATTGTTTGGAGCACAAGAAGGACTTGGAGCAAAAGAACGAGCAGATCAACAAGCACTTTTAACACAAGGGTATGAAGATTTTTTAACGCAACAAAGATCACCATTTACAAGACTTGGATTTTTGTCAGATGCTTTGCGAGGTTCTAGTAATTTAGCACAAACTGGAGGCTCTGCTGTATATAAACAAGCAGCAGCACCTTATCAAGATCTTGCAGATGCTGGATTAAACGCTTTAGCTTTATATAAGGGGTTATCATAATGCAAGGACAACAACCACGAATGGTTCCACCGCAAGCACAAGCAATGAAACCAGTTCCTAGTACAAATACATTTAAAACTCAGGATTTAGAAAAATTACGAATAGCTTTTCAAGATGAAGATACATTTAAAACTGAACGTCTAGCTGAACTTAAAAGTCAACCTTATCCTGTTGGTACGTTAGCAGGTATAGAAATAGATAGACGAACCAGAATGAGGCTTATGGATAGTGCTGTCAAAGCTGGTGTGCCTAGAACTGTTGCAGATCAAAACATGGAACAGTTAGCTTACGATGACATGCGTAAAAAATTAGCTGCGAATGAAGGTATGGGTGTGCCAAATATTATCAACCAAATGGAACAAGGTAGACCACCCCTACCATCTAAAATGCTGGCTGCTTCTGGTGGTGTGGTTGAAGGATACAACAAAGACGGATTAGTTGAAGATCCTATTCAAAAAGCAAGAAGAGAAGCAAGAGAAAAAACATTAAAATCTTTAGGTATAGAACCTACAACTCCATTCGGAGACATGTTTAGAGAAATAGGAGAAGATTTTAGAGGTATACGTTCTTATGTAGGTGAAAATTTAAACCCATTTAGAGAAAGAATATCTGGAGCGTACGGAAAAGATTTAAAAAAATTAGAGGACTATAAGAGAGAGCAATTTAGATTAGCAGATGAAGAATACGAACGAAAACAAAAAGATCCTAGAGCAGCAGAATTTTTTCCAGATCGATCTGATACAG